TACAGCCTACATCAACGTAGGCTTTAAAACCTATGTTCCCCTTGATAGTATTGATTACATATTAGATAGCACTGAACAACGATACAAGCGTTTAGTAATTGCTATGAAAAAAGAAGGTCTAATTAAACTTGATGCTACTAAACGTCGCAAATGTCGCAGTCTTATCGTTACTAAAGATAAAATGGGTATTCTATCTGCATTCCCTCCAGAATATTTACTAGGTTTAAATGTAGATGATGAAATACAAGATAAGCTATTAGAGCAAGATAAGATTGAAAAGGCAAAAGGTCGAATTCGTTATTATAAATGGGGGTATGAACATGGATATAAAACAGAGGAAGAATATCGAAGAGCGTGTGAAGAAGCCAAGGCCCTCGGAATACAAGAAGAAACCGAAGCCTAGTGCTCAACAAGAAATATATGCTCGTGTAAAAACTGAGACTGGTAATACAGCACTAGCTAAAGTAGAGGCAGGATATTCACCTAATTATCCTACTAAATTATTAGAACATACTGAGACAATGGAAATTGCCTTAGAAAAACAAAAACAAATAGTCCAAGATAAATTTATAAAACGTGCGGAAGAAATGGCAGACCAAATGTATCATTTAGCACTCAATGCTCGTTCAGACCAAGTTAAATTCCAAGCAACTAAAGACCTTTTAGATAGAGCTGGTTTTGCTCCTGAACAAAAAACAGTAAACGAAACACGATTTACTACTATTGAGTCTCGTGTTACCCAAGATATGCTCGCACGATTTAATCGTATTAAAGAAATTGAAAATTAAAAATGGACATAAAAAAAGCCCCAATTAAGGGGCTATTTTTTTAATTATTTTTAGGTAGCTTAGAAAGTACAGACATAACATCATCACCCAGCATTTTACGCATTTTCTCTAATGCTAAATCCTCTAAGGCAATTTTTGTAGAGTCTCTCATAATAATGAGTAGTTCGTCAGCATCTATATTTTTATCAGCACATTTTTGAATAATTACTTTTTGAATTTCAATTAGCAGTAATGTTAATTCATATACATCCATATCTTCTGATACAATTTTTTGGATACCATTAGAACCAATACTAAATGTTGCTGAACCTGTGAGATTATTAGGGTTAATCTCTTGTAATTTTTCTCGTAATTTGTTGTCCATAATATTACCTCCATAAAATATATATAATTAACCACAAAATTATGGTTTAATTATCGGGTCTTTACCATATGTATTATTCCAATCAGATATTTTTCTATTGATTTCTATAAATCTATCATGATACCACTCATCTCGGTCAAATTTGACATTCATAAGTATATCAGCATGGTAAATATCGCTTGCTAAATCAGCTTCAATTTCACAAGCAGTATATTCTTCAATATTATCATACATACTTGCTAAGGCATTTCTAAAATCGGTTATTAAACTGTACGGAACTTGTATATCAAATTTACTTTCAATTTCTGATAGTATATATTCTACACCATAATACAATTGTTTATTGGTAAATTCGACACCATTAATATACCCTTGAAATTGATGTATAATTTTACATTCCATTTTGACTCCTTTTACATTTATTACTACAGAAACGCCCATATTTGCGTTCTTCAACTGGTGGTAAACGAGCACCACATACACAACAATGTGTAGCACTCATGCTACGTTTACCGTTAAGTTTTTTATGTTCATGTTCTTCATCGTATTTAGCCCATTTAATGTCAAATTTTTGCCTCCATGTTAATTCATCCTTAGGAGGGATAAATGCTTTGCGTGTCTCTGGGTTTGAGCAACATTCACATAATGTTTCATTATGTTTCACTTGAAATAAAGTATTACAACAATGACATTTTCGTTGCATATATACCTCCTTTCTTTAAATATGTATTACTTTATAAAATTGATATGATGTACGATATTGACATTCATAAAAGTACTCTAAACTAATACGTCCTGAGTTTAGACTAGCTTGTCTTGGACTATTGGCTGGTGGCGTAAATATATACCACTGTATAAAATAATCTCTTTTATCAAGCATATATTATCACGTCCATCTCACTTTATAAAAATAATGGAACGGATTATACAAAAATTCAAAATATCTTTGAATATTAGCAGTTTCCGTCTCTTGACGACAATCTTGTAAATACGCATCTGAAGGAATATAAATATAATGTGCAATCACATTGTGTGATATATTAATCATTCATGCCTCCTTATTCTATCTGTAGCAATAGAAGCGCAAGCTATATCGTACATATTCACATATAAATAGCTTAGAAACAATAATCCACGCTGTTTTATAGATGCTGGTTTTATTCTATCGCCTAAGAATTTACATCGTGGACGAGTGATTGTATATCGTATTATTGCTTGGTCTTTATTTACCAATGTACCACCGCCGTTCTATAAATATTATCACTAGCATATTTTGCTATAAATAATTCTGTGAGAGTGTATGTATAGTCCCAACCATTATAGTAAACTGATAATCTATCTTTGTATTTAGGTCCAGCTATTTTGATTTTATGATGTGTTCTTAATAGTAATATTTAAACATATCTCCTCTAGCTTTCTGCCTATCTGGTTTTTGATAATTATTGATTATGAGTGTCTTTAAACTTCTTCCTGTTCTATAACTACGAGTAATATCTTCTCCGATAGGGAATAGTTTATTATGGTAATAGTGATAAGCAATATAGCTTAAATACATACGTGCTTTGTAATTTATCATAAAACCTCCACTTTAAATACATGATACATCGCTGAATATTGTATTAGTATCGCACTTTTTGTTTTATACACGTCAGTATGAATTTTATTTGGAGGATATTCTGACACTAAATTACATATTTCGTGTAAGAAAAATGGCTGTGTTACCACCACCTTCTTATCAATTTTTATCATAATAACTCCTTTACCGTCTTTTTACTATCTTATGTGGACGTACAAAAGTACAAAATCTTTTTTGGCCATATATCATATCTATTATCTCGTGCAAATAGCAATCTTTTTGAAAATATGCAGACATTTTTAAAGACCGAGCGTAAAATGAGAAATATGGCCTTTTTTCTGATGCTATAATTCTTATATTATCATATGGTGTTATCATATTCCATCCTCTTCTACTTTAGTAATTGAATAAGCGTGTAATGGATAATTAAAAGAATATAACGCTTTAAATAAACCTAAACCGCTTGATGCTGTACCTGTATAAATTTTTAAATAATGTAACTCACCACAGTAATTACGATAATTATTACTAGCAGTGGTATGGTAATTTATTACTATTGGTTGTATCATTGTTATTTTGCCTCTATCTTATATATTATATCATTATATATATCATATATTGCCTCAAATAATTTACTACCCATGATATTTTGATATGGTAATACATTCACACTTGGTTTGTACTCAATATATGACATATTAGCCGAAAAATATAATACATCTATAAGTATATTTGTATTGCTTTTTATCATATGTCCCTCTTATATATTTTAAACTTAAATAAATTAGTACGATATGGTGCATATAAATTCTGCCATTCTACTATCATATTTATATCCTTAGATAATCTTGTGTTATAATATGCTTTTGTATCAATATAATCTAGGTACATATGCCAGTTTGATTGATACCTAATAAATGTTTTTTCTTCTACCATTTTACCACCTCCACGCCATAAATTTGATATTCTAAATCATATTGATATGATATAAATACAGCATCATGAAATAAACATTGTGTAGCTTCATGTTTTAATTTCTGGTATATCTTGTTTGCATATGGATTAAATAACATAAATTTTGCTGATATTTTTGTTGGTATAATCACAATCTATCTCCTTTCTATTTTAAATATTCGTGATATTGTAGGTTTATAAAAATGTGCATATATTCATTTTAAATTACGTGAGCTAATAATATCAGTATAGATTGAAAATTCATGTAATTCATATGAACGATAGCGATATTTGGTTTGTATAATACCATGTAACGTGAACTCATTGTTATTATATATCATAATATTTATAACCTCTCTACGGAATATATTGTACTTAATAAGACTGTATAATTTTCATAATATAACTGTTTAATTGCGTCATCACCAATCTCCCATCCACTCATTGAAAATGGATATATACCATTAATGTCTGTTTTATATGGGTAATCGTCAGAACAACGACACAATATATCTATATTATTTTTAATCATATCTAGTATCCTCTATTCTATTTATTTTGAATGGTGTTCTAAATAATGGATTGTAATGTTGCGAATAATATTGTTTCATATCAACACTATCAAATGTGTGAGATACCACATTTGTATAATAATCATAGTTTAAAATATGCTTATGTGGATTATATTTAGCATAATACATTTTAAAACATGCATGTATGATATTAATCATGTTTCACCTCATATCTAAATGCTTTACGATATGTTGCTCTATAATCACACCGAAAATCACTTAATATGTCATCTCTCAGCTGTTTTGAGATATGTTCTACATTCATATTGCAATAAGTGCATCTAAGAAATTGACTACCTTGCAGACACACGATTAAATATTTTATTTGTTTCATTTTACTACCTCATATTTATATGCTTTAACACATGTAGCCTTATAATCATATTTAAATTCTCTTAATATTTGATGGTTCGTGCATGGTTGGGGTCTTTCAAATACACGATGTTCATTACAATAAGGAATATATACCTCATGTGTCGAACAATATACTTTAAATGTTTTTGGTATCATAAGCTCACCTCATCACTCTTTTTTATAGGGGGCCGAAGCCCCCACTGGATTATTGGGAAACTTCAGTAGTATTAGTAGCTTCATTATTGGCTACATTACCTTCAGGTTGAGCTTCTGGTGTATTAGCAGAATGTTCGTCTGTTGTTTCTTGCACCATAACTACTGGAGTTGGATGAGTCATTTTATAATGTTCATAGAACTCAGTACCCATTTCTTTATCAATGCGTTTGAGTTCTTGAATTAACAAGTAAGATGTTTCAGCACCACGTTCAACGTATTTCTTAGTACGAGCAGTGATAGCCATAGAAACAATTTGTTGTAAATCACGAACTTTAACACGACCAGATTTAGATACAAATACAAACTTTTTAGAAGTTTCTTCATTTAAAGTAATTGCAGGAACTTTAATTGCGTCTACTGCTTCTGTACCAGTGTTAGTGGATGCAAATTCAGAAATTGCACGAGCCACACCAGCTGGGTTTGCATTAAATACACGAGTATGTTTCAAAGAATTGGACACAAAACGAAGTTGTTCTTTATCGGAAAGTGCAGAAATGTAATTTACAATAGTTAAGTTCATTTGAGCTACAGTTGTTGCCATAGTTTTATACCTCTTTCATAGTATGATTAATAATTGTTTTTTTGATATTTTGAGTTCGTAATCTGTATTCATCAATGCTATCTTGAGCATATAGATATACAATATTACAAGGATTAAGTTGACCAATACGATGTATACGGTCTTCGGCTTGTCTCATCATGGACGGCGACCACGGATATTCAATAAAAATAGCCGTATGTGCATTGGTCAGAGTCAAGCCGACTGCACTAGCTTGCAAGGAGCAAACTATTAAGTTGTAATTAGCACTTAAATTAGAGTTTTGAAAGTTATCAATATTCTGTTGTCGTTGTTTAGTAGTTTGACCACCGATTATACATTTTGCTTCTGGGAATTCCTGAAGTAATTTATGTATTATCTTTCGATGGTGTGCAAATACCACAAGGGACTCACCTCTTTCTATAATATGCCTAATATATGATATACAATAAGGAAGTTTATATTTCAATACTTCTTTATCGTATTTTTCAACTTCCTGAAAAGATACAGGTTCAGGTTGATACAATGTACAACACTTAACTTTGTGTATAATTTTAGGAGGTAATTGACTTTGTACATCTTTTTTGATACGCCGTATCCATACCCTTTTCATTGCTTCATTGAGCTTTGATAAATTGGAATGACCTTCATATGATGTACCCCAAGGTGATTGATAAGTACCGCAAAAGGTATGAAGAAACCTATCTTTACCACCAAATTTATATGTCAACCCTGCCACCTCTAATTGACATAGCAATTCTTTTGGTCTATTTAGTACAGGAGTACCAGTAATCATAATTCTATATTGTACATTCTGAACCAATTCCATTGCTATTTTGTAACGCTTGGATGTGGGAGTTTTCAATAAATGACATTCATCAAATATTATCTGTTGAAGATTTAAACGCTTTAAATACAGGGAGAAATATTCTAAACGTTCATAGTTTGTAATAATAATTGGGGAGCTCATACAATCAATTTCAACATCTATATTCGACCATTTTTTTAACTCTCTTTTCCAGTGTTCTTTTAAAGGAGCAGGGCAAACAACTAATGTAGGGAATTTATTACGTTTTTTAATTACTGTACAGACTTGGGCTGTTTTGCCTAATCCCATATCATCACAGAGGAAAATGGATGATTGATTAAGCATCTTATGTACCCCCTGTACTTGATATGGTAATAATTTCATTAGGCCTCGACTCTTACTGTGCCATTTTCATCATCATAAACACCAGATACGGTACCAATAGTAGAGAAGAAAATGTCGTTTACTGACCCGCTAGTAGTATCAAAATTAGTAACAAATAATACACAAGATTTATCTTTGGTATTTTCAACAGTGTCCCAAACAGTTCCACCCTCATCTTCAATGTGCTGCATGATTTGATTTAGCTTTTCTTGATTTAGAGGAGTCTTTCCTCCGTTTGCCACGCACTTTACCATTGCGTATGTTGTTTTTACCTTTTCTTCTTGCTTTGGGGTTTTATAACCAGATACAAAATTAACATATCTAAGATTATATTTAGAAAATATATGATAGTTTAACCAGCCATCAACAGTAACAAAATATTTACCATCAACGACCTTTTCGCTAACAATATTAAAACCTGCTCGCCATACAGCTTCGTAAAAATCGTCATACCAATGTTTAGTTTTAGTTACAGGAGATACTTCGTATTCATAATAAGATGTGTATGCACTGTAACCACTACCGCCACATCCACCATAGAAGTAGGTACTTTTACGTTCTTTAAAGCTAGTGTTAGAATATTGTATACCAGTTTCTGTAGATGTTTCCCAAGAACCAATAATTACAGCACCTTTTTTACCAAGGATAGCGTATTTGTTAGTACCCATTGCTTTCTTAATAAGATATTGAGCACTTTCATCAAATAGTTTACTTTTTAATGGGAACAGTACTCGTGCACCAAAATACATAGTATCACTATATGGAGAAGATAATCCTTCTTTTGGAGTGAAATCTGCCATTACACCATTATGAGAAAAGCCCATATCCGTGTATGTATCCGTTTCACGCATTTCGTCTAAATTATTAGACAATACGAATGGATGGCAACATTCAGGGGAAATTTTACCAGAAGTTGCAATACGAAAGTGAAATACACGGTCTCTATCCGTTGGTAAATCCTTAACAGCATTCCAAAATTCATCAAAAGTCATAAACCCTTTTTGAATATGTACTTTCTTTTTCTGGTCATCATATATCATAAAACCCGCACCATCTTTATTATTAATAAAGCAGTTACGGAATTCCTTTTCGGAAATCTTAATACCTTTAGCGGCGTATGCAATTACACACATATTTTATTTACCTCCCTTAATTAAACCTTTTTCTTTCATAAGTTCAATTAATTCATTGTACTTACGGGTTTTAGCAAGTCTAGCAATATTAGACCAGCCAATATATTTTACGGATGCCATATTCGCCAAATCTGTTGCAATGTCAACAAATTGGATATATGCACGAATGTTTTGTGGTTTGTCTGTACTTCTAAAAATACGGAATTCAACAGTATGTTTTGGGCATATGTTAATTGCCTTACGGCGTTCTCCAGAGCGTTTAGCAGTATCATAAATAGCAGCTAATTCATGCACGTTGTATCCGTATTTATTACACCAGCCACTGTCATCAGATGTACGACCTGTAAAATTCATCAATCTATCAAAATTATTTTCTGCAAATCGAATTAATTTAGCAATAGCTAAGTTATTTACAAAGAAATCTCGATTAACATGAATGTGTAATCCAGCACCTGTAGATGCTTGACCATTATGACCAAGTACACGATTAATAAACCCATCATAATCTACTTGTTGTAAATGGAATTCTGGTGTACATGGATGTGTAATAAATTCCATACCATCACGCAACGAACCGTCATGTTTTGCATACATAATCTGATTTAAGTTATTAATGATAGCATCTGCACGAGAATTAGACTCGCCACATCTATGAAATTCCATTTCAAGACCAAGATATTTTTTACCTTCACCTTGAAAACGAGGTGTTGGTTTAAAGCCATATGGATGTACACCGCATAATGGAGCTACTTCACGACTACTATACCATTTACCATTATTAGCACGGAAGAAATTGTTTTGTTTGCACTTACTGAAGTATTCACCTAAGTCTTCTACAAAGAAGAAGTCATTTTCAGCAATACCAAACGTACCATTATGTTCAATTAACTTATCCTTAACAGATGGGTGAAAATAAACAATACCCACGCCGTGCATATAGCCTTCAAGCATATTCTGTTTTAGTCCTGTTTTATTGGAAATTGGACATTTGACCACGAACTGGTCTATAATGATAGGGTGAATTTTGTTCTTTTTAACAATATCACGTTCATCAGCAATATAGAACGGAATGCCTGTTACTGTACAAATTTCAATTTCTGGGTCATCTTGTACGTAATCTAGTTCATCAAACCCAATGTATAAATTTTCATAATCCTTCCCTAATACTAAGTGGAAAAATTGTGGTGTGTACCATTCACCAGAATAACGAGATTTCATAACAAATTCTGGTTTATTAGCAGCATTCATATGAATATCGCCATTTTTAGTGTGAACGGTGATATAACCTTCTTGTAATGGTTCACCAGTAATAGAACATGTCGTGTCAATAGTACCAATAATAGTAGCAGAATTTTCAACTTGATATACGTTACTGTCTATATTCGCAGCATAATAATATACCACATCACCACGAGTTAAGACAGTGAGGATATTGCCATAACGGTCTTTTAATACTTGGCCTAATTGAAACGGTACTAATTTGTGTGTATTTTCATAACAACCATAGTTAATAACTGTACGACCACTACGTCTATCTTTTACCAACGGACTACTTGCTGGTGTAATCAAAGACACACTATCTGGCTCATATGCTTCAATCTCATCTTCTAAAAAGAATTGACGAGTATCGTCATGTACACAAAGTAAACCATATTGGTTTTCATGGTTAAAGCCATCAGCAATAATAGTCCAGACTTCATTTTCAGCAATAATTTTAGAACCTAATGTATACATTATAGCCACTCCCCTTCTAAAATACGGTCAATATCAATTAAATTAGACGGTTTACGTCTAAACTCATGTTCAGTATAGAAAGGGTTTGTGAATACGGCAATTGTATTATTTTTACCTTCTGAGGTACGACCAACTTGTGTTAATCGGTCTCCCAATGTGTTAGTTTTCATAGCATACACCACACCAAAATATCTTTTAACCATTCGTTTATTTTGCATCGAAGATGCCTCCTTTTTTCTTTAACATACCTAGAGAATTGTAAAATAATGGGGATGTGATTTCCTTATTATTACTGAACATTCTATTAATTTTTAGTACGTCAAATCCTTTTAACGATTTTTGCCAAGTCTCATTTGTATTCGTAAACAATGCTACTTGACAATTGCCAAGGTCTTGTGCTAAGGCTGTAGACGAGATAATACGGTCTACAAAACCAGCTTTATGTTCAGCACTGTTATAATAACGTGAAGCACAAAGCAACCCATTAATAAATACAAAACCGATAGAAGCAACTGTATCATCACTAATAATGACAATAGGTCTATCTTTTTCGGCTTTTTTGGCTACCATTTGATATAGACCTTCACCGTAATAACCAATACTACGTAAGTCAGTACCAAAGCGTTTAAGGCTTTCATGAATACCGTCCACCTGTAGCATAGGTATGCCAATCAAAGATACATATTTTTGACCTAGGATTTCACCAATTCTTAACGTATGTTTATCATGTGTTGGGCTACCAACAATATAAGGAAGTCCCCCAAACTTAATAATTTCATCGTCAAGGTCAGTAGGTACTAATAATACTTCAGGGCGATATGCTTTAGAAGCATGAATACGATATTCACCCTTTTTCACTTTTGTCATAATATTGGATATTCTATCCTCTTTTGAGGTTTTATATCCAGAATATTCAGTAAAGAGAACATTATCTTCTTCACCTTTATAAACCGCAAACCCTGTTTCAGAGTTTACTGTAATTGCAAGTTCTTTCATTATTATACCCCCAGACTCTTACATCCTAAAATACGAGAACCATCACGCACCACCTCGGCAGGTACCAATAGGTCAGTACGCTCTGGATAGTGAAATTTAAATAGTGCAGATACAATATACCATACACCTTTTTGAGGTTCTGGTAATTGACTACAGTGATAAACTGTTTTAGAAATTCGTTTACCATTAATACGGCCTTTAATAGTCGTAGTTTCATCAAGACGCCATTCTTGACCATTGGAAGCAGGGATGACTTCGACTACTTCATTATCATCACCTAAAATAGTAATTTCGTGTGGAGTCTTGTTTATTAATTCCCCTTCATAACTAAAGAAATGCATACAAACCTCCTATTTTTCAACATCAAACCAATCCTGAATTGCCATAGATAATTCAGAGTTACGTATCTCATTAAACGACATTAAACCAAAATCTTTATCATAAATGAAATAATCATCACTGATGGAATATACTCCAATTTTAGTACTTTCCTTTTTAATAAGATTTTGTTTATCACCACAGCATGTTTTAATATTATGGTCATTGTTTTGAAAAATCATATCACGTGGTATTACACATGAGTTGTACAAAAATACCTTATCGGTTGTATTAAGACGTAAAGCTTTTGCACAAATATTTTGAATAAGATTTTTTGATGGTTTTACAACACGCCACATATCGTAAGCCATATCAACTACTTTATGTGATACACCATATTGTGTTGCTAAAATATTTAATTCTGTAGCGTTTAGATTAGAAGATGGTATGCGATTAACCATAAAATCTAATTCTCTTTTTTGATTAAGCCATAAAGCAAAAATACCAAAAATTGTACGTGCCATAAAAGTTCCTTTCTAAGCGTTTATTGCTTAAATACTACATACAAACAATATAATATATACATGATAATAAAAATGCAAATCAATGTTGTCATTGTATCACCATCATAGCATTCTGCAACATTATTACGGTAATCTACATAAAGATGACGGTCTTTTACGGCGTTGTTCCTTCCCTAATAATATATCGAAATTGTGTTTATTACTCATGATATCCCTCCAATCCTAAGAAATCACGCCACCAAGCATTTAATGCGTCAAAATCCACATTAAACAATTCGGCAATATCTTCACCGTACTCATTGAAATCAAAATCGTACGATGCGTGCTCATATAGAGCATCTTTTACAACTTGGGAAATTTCAGCCATCATAGACCGCCTTTCTCGCCGCTTTTTTAGGGCTAACTTGACACCGATAAAAGAGATTTGATGTGTTCACCTAACGTGGTGCCGTCCGTTGGGGACAACCTCACTATGCCCCATCTCCACGGCTCAACCGCAAAATCCAGCAACCATGCGGACTGGCAAGCCCTCACGTCAAGCACCACAACCATTCAAGCAAACGTATGTTCGATGTTACGGTCTAATAATCGTGCGTGAAATTATATTGCATGCAATTAAAAATATATCGTGTGTGATTATATATAAATAACAATAATCGTATGTGATTAATCTATCAACAATTAAATTGTATCAAATATAATTGTATTTTTCTATTAAATGTAAATATAATAAAATA